CAGGAATACTGTGCAGAGTTCACCGCTCTGGAAGGACGTATCTATACCGAGTTCAACCGCCAGATTCATGTAGATGATATCGAGTACAATCCTGCTTGGAAGAACTATCAGGCATACGACTTCGGTTTTGCTGATCCTTTCGTCTGTCTCGATATGATGGTGGATGCTTCTCAAAACGTCTATGTCTGGCGAGAATACCAAGTTTCCCGCTTGACCACTTATGAGCATGGTCTGGCACTAGCAGCCCGTGAGAACCCACGAGGTTATCACGTTGATGCTCGCTTTGGTGATCCTTCGGGAGCCGATGAGATGCATACGCTCGCTCTCATGCTTGGGCCAATTATCGCCCGCTCACGAAATACCCCCTGGATCCAGGGGATCGAAGCGATCAAGCGCTGGTTGAAAATTCAAAAGAATGGTAAACCGCAATTGTTCATCGACCGCTCCTGTAAGGATCTCATCCGCCAGATGGAACAACTTCGTTCTCCTTCGGTTCGAGAAGGACGAGCGGCTAAAGAAGGCCAGCATGACTATGACGATCACGGGCCGGATGCACTCCGTTACGGAATGACAGAATTGTTCGTTCTTCGATATCAACAGGGTGGCCTGCGCGACGTGTATGATCTCGCACCGTCAGGTACAGAAGCCAGTTCATTCTTTGAATACCACGAACGGCTCCTAAACGAAGGGATCGCACCGTTTTGAAGCTCTTTGCTCGGCAGGATCCCCGGAAAGTTCAGCGCGGTACGAGCTATCAGGCTAAAGGCTCAACTCCTGCACCGGCTGAGGTATTTCGTGAGGGCGGATCGTCACTGCTTCCGCGCCTACCGGATATCGTACCGATCCTTTCGAATAGGCAGCAGGAACTTCGCAAGTACGATGAGATGTTGCGTGGAGACGCAACTGTAGATGTCGCACTGCGAGTTGCGAAAGTTCCCATTCTCGGTGCAAAGTTCTTCATGCAGCCCTTCGATGACAAGCCCGTTAATCTTGAGATCTCCGAGTTTGTAAGTTTCAATCTTCTAGAGAGCGCAGCGTATCCGTTTACGCTCGTTCTCGAAGATGTCCTACGAATGTTCGACGATGGCTTTTCCGTCCTAGAGCCAGTTTTTGAGCGGAAAGAATGGTCGCCTCGGAGGACGGGAGCAAACCGTCGGAAGTTTACAATGCTTCGAAAGCTCGGGTATCGGCCTACAAACACCATCACAGAGATTGGCTATGATGATAATGGCGGGCCAACTTATGTCATTCAGGAAGCGATCCTCGGGGATGGGAATACCAAGTCTGTCAAGATTCCGATCTCCAAGCTCATCATCTTTACTTTCAATAAGAAGGGAACTCTTGAAGGTCGCTCATTGCTGAGAACTGCTTATCAGCCTTGGTTCTTTAAGCAGAAGCTATATCTGATTGACGCGATTCAGAAGGAACGAAACGCCCTTGGAATCCCCGTGATGACTCTACCAGAAGGTCACACCACGGAGGATGCAAAAGAAGCTTGGAGGGTTGTAACCTCTCTCCGAACGAATGAGCATACTGGTGGTGTTGAGCCTCCTGGCTTTACTCTCCGCTTTGAGAAGCCGCAGGGTCAGTTGGTTGATATCATGCCATCGATCGATCACCATGATTCCAAGATTCTTCTCAATGTGCTAGCGCAATTCTTGCTGCTTGGTCTGCAAAGTTCGGGGGGTGGGGGACGAGCGACTTCTGGATCGCACGTTGATATGTACCAGAAAGCGCTGAAGTATGTTGCCAACTACGTCTGCGATACCTTCAATCTCTACCTTGTTCCGAAGATCGTTGGATACAACTACGATACGGATGAGTTTCCTAAACTCCGTGTGCGGAACATTGGTGAGGGTAAAGATACGCAGATGTGGGCATCGGCGGTTGCCAATCTCTTCGCACAGGGTGTCATTACTCCTGACTTTGGAACTGAGCAGTGGGCGCGGGAACAAATGGATATGCCTTATAAGCTCGGAGCAGAGCAGACTCCTGCGGTAACGCCTTCCAATAACGGAAAGGGAGATGTTGCACCGGAAAGTCCTCGCTCTGGAACTGGAAATACAAATACGGAGCCGGGAGCAGAGATTGCAGATTGAACGGCGAGACGCGAGAGTATATACGGAGGGAGCGTTCCAGAATAATGTTGGAGCGTTCTATCCGTGTCTCACGGATAGAGAGGCATCGTGATCAAATGGCTAAGAAAGAAAGCGCGGCGTGGGAACACTCGGAACCTGGAACTGGCCCTATCCCCGTATACTCTGATCCCGAAAAAGACAAGTCCATCAAAACTGGATCCCGCCGAGATACGCCTCCTATTGCATATCCACAACCGGAACCAGAAGAATAAATGAGAGCACCAGAATTCAGCGATCTAAAAACGGTCGCGCACGCACCGGCTGCGGTGCAGCAGAGGCATCCTAATGCCACGCTTGCAGGTGGTGCAGGAACTCTAGGTACGTGCATTGTTTGGACGGCTACGACTCTAGGTGCGCCAATGGATGCCACTGTTGGAGCAGCTTTCGCCACTGTATTTTCCTCGGGAGCGCTGTTTATCGGGCGAAAGGGGCTAAAGGGTGCAGTGAGCGCTATGTGGTGGGGCGATGGAAAGGAAGGTGGTGATTAATGCCTTGGACTGTAAAGCAGAACGATAGCCGCTGGTGTGTCTATAAGAAGGGAGAAGATACGCCGGTTCCTGGTGGCTGCCATGACTCACGTGATGAGGCAGTCCGGCATCAGCGTGCTCTCTATGCTGCAGAGAACAGCAGTGGTTCGATGAAGTACAGCATTGTTGCATTCTCAGACGATCTGTTTGAAGACTCTGAGGATGAGAATACCAAGTGGGTCAAGGCGTGGCGATACTCAGCATGGGATCATCCGAAATATGGGAAGATTGAGGTCAATCCCGCTCTAGGGCAGAAGTTCAAGCAGCATCTTCAGGATCGAACTCTCGGTCGTGAACATCTTGTCAACTATGACCACGGTGCCGATGCTGCAAAAGGTGGAAAGGCTGGTGGCACTGTTCTCGATATCGATCCCCGCGACGATGGGATCTACTACAAGGTGAAGTTCACGGACAATGCCCTGCAGGAGATTCGAGCAGGAGAGTGGAAGTATCTCTCACCGGAGTTTGATGATTGGTATAACCCAGAGACGGGTGAACTCTTCGAAGATGTTCCCTTTGATCTTGCTCTAACCAATACTCCGTTCTTTAAAGGAATGCCCCCACTCAACTTCTCAGAGATTTTTGATGAGAAGAAACCGCCGGATAAATCCGCACCCAAAAGCACGAAAGGAGGCAAGGCAGTGGACGAACTTCTTCTGAAGTTCGCGCAGAAGCTCGGTATCGATCTCGAAGAGGATTCGACCGAAGAGGCCGTTCTTAAGGCCGCTGAGGAACTCAATGAGACGATTGAGCCTTTGCGAAGGGCAAAGGTGGAAGGTGCTCGACAGCGTACTTTCCGTGAAGCCTTTCCCGATGAGTACAAGAAAATGCGAGAACTCGAAGCGACGAAGATCGAGAGTGAAGCAGAATCGTTTGCGGATAGCTACGCTCGCTTCACGATCAAGGATGGGGACAACCGCTGGAAGTCCACCTTCGGATTCTCTCAGCTTGTGATCGATGAGATTGCAGCAACTCATAGGAAGTTTTCGGAGAAGACTGCATCTCATGCCGATCTCAAGAAGCTGCTGGATCTGATTGGCGATAAGGGAATCGTGGACTACTCGGAGTCGGGTAGCTCGCGGGCTGCAGATGGCAAGCCCCGCAGTGAAGATCCTAAGCTCGCCTTCAGTGAGGCAGTGCAAGAAGTCATGGAGAACGACGAACTTGAGTATGAGGCGGCAATCCATATGGCTTCAATCAAGTTCCCTGATCTCTACGATGCCTATCTGCGGGCAGTTCCGCAGCGATAGAGAGGAGGATTAAGTGGCTGACTCAAACTTCGTCCTCTCTAGAGGATTCGATGCAGAGGTGGCTCTTACGAAGGGACGAGCTGTAAAGGCAGGAACGGAAGCCGAAAGTGTTACCGCCGTGACCGCCGAAGGTGACGAGGTTCTCGGAATTGCAATGTTTGATGTTACCACCGCTGAGATTGGTCAGGGCAAGGGCGCATCGGTTGCAATGATGGGCGTCGCCGAGATGGAAGCTGCCGCTGCTCTCGCGGTTGGCGATGACATTGCAATCAATGCCAGTGGACAGGCGGTTGCTGTAAACTCTGGAGCAAGAACAGTCGGCATGTGTGTTGGAAATCCTTCAACCAACTCTGGCGACCGGATCAGCGTTCTGCTTTCGCTGCCGGGCGTTGTTACTGCCTAGAAAGGAGGGTAGGAAAGAATGTACGATCCTAGTGCTCTTTATGTGGATCCGATCCTTACCCGCCTTTCGGTTGGTTTCAAGGATCAGTCCCTCTACGGTACGGAGCTTTTCCCGGTCACCCCTGTCAACACTCAGTCTGGCCGATATCGAATCTTCGATCGCTCTGACTGGTTGATCTTCGAAGACAGGCGCGAACCGGGAACGGTTGCCCATGAGGTTCGTGGGCGTAAGTGGAGCGAGGACACCTTCTTTACGAAGGAGCATTCGCTTCAGGCCGCGGTGCATGATGAGGAGAACCAGCAATTGACCTCTCAGGGTGGGCTTGCAGATCCTGCCTTTGGTGGCGCTCTGCAGGTTGATCCTCATGCTGATGCAACGAAGCTCGTTACCCGTGCAATCCTTCTCAAGCATGAGCTTAAGGTTTCAACGCTCGTGCGTGATACAGCGCAGTATCCCGTTGGAAACACTACTACGCTTGTCGGTGCAGATCAATGGGATGATTACACTCCTAACCCGACGTTGCCGGACTCCGATCCTGTTGCAATTATCCTTGCAGCAATGAGGGCAGTTTGGTCGGCAACCCGACGTTATCCCAACGTGTTGGCAATCCCGACGATGGGTATGTCCTATATCGAGAACCATCCACGCATTGTCGAGCGCTTCAAGAACTTCCGTCTGACGCAGGATGATGCATTCCACCTTCTTACGGGGTTCGAGGGTCGAGTCGTCAATGTGGACTCGGTGTACAACGCAGCGAATCACGTCGATCTCGCTGAGGATATCACCGATTTCTGGGGCAAGGATGTCTGGCTCGGCATCGTTGATCCGCAGCCTGGCTTGCTTACCCAGACGTTCGGTAAGACGTTTTCACAAACGTATCCGCAAGGTGGCATCCGGCCTACCGATAGATGGCGTGAGGAAGATCGCAAGAGTGACGTGATCCGGGTTTCCATGAAGTACGACCTGAAGATCGTTTCGAACATTGCGGGCTATCTCATCAAGGATGCCTTCTCTGCTACGGCGTTCTAATCACAGGAGATGATGTAAATGCCGTATTACGTTTGGACAAGTAGCATAAAAGGAGCAAAGAGAGAAGCAAAGCGCGGAGATAAGGTTACACAGCAGGAACTCGGTCTTTCAAGAGAGCAGTGGAATGCGCTTGTGGCAGGTGGATCAGTCCGCGAGAAGCCTTTTCCCGCTCCCAAAGGATATCGAGGTTCGGCTGTTGACTATCTCCGTGAGCAGCTTCGTGAAACAACTTCTATGTCTGCAATTGAAGAGGAGGAAGTTGCATCTGAGCTTGTTAAGGTAGCAGAGGCAAGAAAGGAAGAGTAGTCCATGCTGGCGAGCTTGGACGACGTAAACACGCACCTGCCCATCGACAAGCTTCAGGCTACCGATGGTAATCCTGAAATCTTGTTGCATGGTACCGATGTCGAAAGGCTCATCAAGGGCTACCTCTCGGATGCCTATTCTCCTCCCGTACTAGCTGCATGGGCCGACCCCGATAGCACTCCTGAATACATCAGGGCTATCGCGGGTCGGCTCGTTGCAGCCTTCTACTACGCTCGTCGATACAGCGAGAACATTCCCGATTGGGATCGAACCTATCCACAACGCATCTATAACGAGGCAATGGATATGCTTGAAAAGGTTCGTGCGGGACTCGTTGATCTTCCAGAAGTTGCCGAATCTGTAGGAACGGAATTCAAATCCGACTTTTGGGGGCCGACACCGCTTGCAGATCCGGTCTTCACGATGGACATGAGGTTCTAGAGTAATGCCTCAAGTCTTCTCAACTCAAGAGATCCGTTACGATTGGTCGCCTGATATGCGAGAAGTCGAAGATCGTCTACGACGGCTCGAAGAATACTACGAAAATGAGGCGTCTCTCTATACCCAGGCTGAGTTCATTGGGATCCGCGATATGCATCACAAGTTCGATACACAATCGGATCCTTCAGGAACCCCGTGGACTGCGCTTGTAGAACCACAACGACCTCATGCACACGATATCTTGCAGCTTTCCTACGATATGCGGAATGCTGCAACGGATCCTGCTAATTGGGAAGCTACCCCTGTGGGGCTTTTCTTCGATACGAGCAACATGCCGTGGTCTAAATCGAAAGGGCAGAAAGTTTCGATTCAGTATTACGAGAAGCATGATCCGGGTGGTGGCAGGCTGCCCGCCCGTGAGTTCATTGATCTGACTGAAGAAGCCAAGACCTCTCTCACAACTTTGTTCACAGAATGGACTGAGGGAGGAATGGATATATGGGGTACGGGGATTAGACCCCTTACGAGATCGCCTTTGGGACAGTTTGCGCGTTTTGAATAATGGCCTACTATGCCAGACCGGAGGATATTCTCAGTCGCTTCAAGGAACTATTTGAAGCTAACAAGGAGCAGCTAGGACTCTTCTACGTTGCTCTACAAGAAGAGTCGTTAATCCCAGAGTTTCCATATCTGCAAATAGTAGCAGGTCCAGCAGCAAGGGACATTCATGCTAGACAGCAATTCGAAGTCGATTTCACTTTTGTCTTTTGGATCTACCACGCGAACCTCGCTGTCGGTCATGCAATGCGTTCGGTTGAAGACATGGAACTTGCTACGGGAGTTGTGCGGTTCTTACATCAACCTGATAATCGAAGACTCGTACTGGATGGAGAGAACAAGCTCGTCTTCAGTTTCGTAACTGCGGAGATTCCAGGTCTGATACAACCAGAAACCGGGCCGGCAATAATTGCAACCAGACTCACTTGGAATGGAAAGTCGGTGGTTAACTACAATGACGCATAGGAGTACGGTATGAAAGTAACTCTCAAGGACGATACCTTGCCTGAAGGCAAGGAACTGTATGTAAAGGGTCTGGGAATGCTGGTCAACGGTAAGGCTGTGGATTTCTCGGCCGATCAGGTAGAGGCATTCGAGGCTCTTAGAGGTGTCAAGCTCGATCAAGCATTCAAACATAATCCAACCGTCAGCGTTGGCAGATCCGGCTCAGAAGGTGAAAGGAGTGATGACTAGTGCCCGCTGGCCTTTCCGGTAGTGGTTGGCTCGGGTTTGCCTTCGAAACTACGAAGGGAACCTATGAAGACCCGACCATCTTTATTCCGATCCTTTCTGAGTCTTTCCAGTATCAGGAAGATCGATACTACTCTCCGCAGATTCGACAGGAAACGATCGTCTCTGATGTGAAGCAAGGTTACTATCACATCGAAGGTGACATCGAGTTCGAAGCCGATGTCAACTTCCTCCCGTATCTACTGTTCTGCACTCGCCATAACATTGCGAAGGTGGCTGGCCCACCGCCCGTCTATACCTACACCCCTTCGGATGCCGGATCGACTTCCACTGCTGCATCGGGAATGGTGCAGCGAACTGCATCGATCACCATCGTTCGCAACGAGATCGGATTCGGTTACTCAGGCTGCACCCTTGGATCTCTCCGTCTTTTCATCGATGAGGGAATTCTAAAAGTGGCCGGGAACTTTATAGGAGAGATGGACAACGTTGTTGCCGCTCCTCCCACTCCTACCTGGGCTGCGCCGTCGCTCTTTGGAGCGGATGCACATGAGATCTCAGTCGGAGCCTCTGGTTTGGCACCGACGTTCGCTGCTGTTGAGGACTTTAACGGTTTCGAATTCGAAGCCAACTTCAACGGTGAGGCGCAGAACCGAATCGTCCGTGATCGAAGTGCAAGCTACGTCTCATTCGGTGAGACGGAGCTTTCTCTTACAACCGAACTCGACTTCATCGACAAGACGGAATATGACGCATTTGTTGCTACGACGCAGAAGGCAATCAAGCTCGAATCGTTGATTGGTGGGGCAACGTTTGCTCTTGCTACTCAAGCAGTCGAGCTAATTGTCTATCGAGGCGTCTACGAGACGTATGATCTTGGACTCTCGGGTCTTGGTGATCTTATCATGGCGGGCGTTACGATGCGCGGTATTGGAATCGCCGGTGGCGATGGCTATGCCATTCGCGTCAAGACGCCTGTTGATATTACGTAGGGAGGGCAAATGGCAACACTTGTAGCTACACCAAACCCTGCAAGGGTTGGAGATTCAATCGCATTTCTTGGAGACGGGTTCGATGCCTCTACCGAAACAGCGGTGAAGATTAACTCTGAAGGCTTTGCAGCAGAGGTTGTTTCCGATGCGGGGGGACTTATTTCAAACGACGATATCGGTGATCATGCTGATGGTACCCTAACTGCTGCGGGTAATCCAGCTAACAACGAGACTGTTACCCTCGGATCGCGTATCTACACGTTTAAGACGACGCTCACTGGAGCCGCTAATGAGGTTAAGGTCGGTACGGCGGCGACCGATTCACTTGATAATCTCAAAGCGGCTGTAAACGGTGCTGCAGGCGCAGGAACGACTTATGGTGTGGGTACGGTTGCCCACGCCGACGTAATTGCCGGAGCAAAGGACGCTACCAGCATTGTCTTTGTAGCAAGGCTCGCTGGTACTGCAGGAGACTCTATTGCAACGACGGAGACTTCTGCTACGGCCCTCAGCTTCGGTGGAGCAACCCTCTCGGGTGGTGCGGGAGATCCCACGGGATTCAAGCAAATGAACTGGACTCCAATAAAAGAGGGAACGTATACCGTCGATGCAGATGATGGAACGAATTCTGCGTCTGTAAAGGTGAAGGTCTTTAGGTCGGCGTAACTTCTAACACACAGGAGAAGAAAATGTCTGATCTCGTTGTTGCATCAAAGAAGCGGGACACTGTTCGGCATGATCTAAAGTCGGTTGAGGGTGGATGGATCGAGATCCGTCAGCTTTCCTACGATGAGATGCTTGAGCGCAGAGACGGTGCAAGCAAAATCCTCATGGAGACTGGCGGATCTCGGCGAAACGCAGCTTCTCAAAAGATGGCTATTCAACTTGCAAACAAGTGGTCTAACCACTTCACGTTCCCTCGTTGCATTGTGGATCATAACCTCTCTGACGAGGAAACAGAAAAGAAATACGATTTTAGTAAGCCTGATGTCGTCTTTAAGTCTCTCGATCCGAAGGTCGGTACGGAGATCGAGTCCCTTATTGACGAACTGAATCAGGAAGCTGAGGAGGAGGAGGATTTTACGGAGCCGTCAAACTTGTCCTCGCAAGACGGTCAGAACAATCTGTTCGAATCTTCGGAATAGACCTAACAAGCGAAGCAGTCCGATGGATAAGGATCACTCGTATGGCAGAGGCATTGCATGTGCTTCCTCTGGCGGGTGGTCTGTTTGATCAGCCTGCAGGTTATATCACGCGCATCGAGGCTGTATTGCGAGCAACAGCCGAACAGGAAGCTGTAAAGACTCGTAAATCTAAAGCTGAGCAGAGAGTTGCACAGCGGGTAAAGAGAGAGGCTTCTGAATAGATGGCTCTTGGTGGACGAGAACTACGCCTAATCCTCTCCATTCAGAGCTATGGCACGACGAACATCAATCGTCTTCGTCGTGACCTTGCCGCACTCTCTTCCGCAACAGATATAGCGAACCAGAAGGCTCTCATGCAAGCTCGTGCTGCGCGTCAAGCGCTGCGCACTCGTGATCTTGAACAAGAAGTCCGTCTGATCCGTTCGGGCATTCCCCTGATAGAGCAGAAGTCTAAGGCGGTTGCAAAGATTGCAGCAGCAGAAGCGCGAGTTGCCTCAATCCAAGCGAGTCAGATTGCAATCAACCAGCAGTTGCTCGGGATTGAAACGAAGAGAGCAACAGCGCGAGCAGGAATTGCTGTAGCAGAAGCGGGGATTCAGCAGCAAGCACTGAATCTGAGAGGTTTGCAAGAAGAGGAAGATGCTCTCAGGAGAAACGTTCGCGTGCGCGAAGCCATGATCGCAGCGCACCACAATCTCGCTACTGCTTCACAGGCTGTACTCTCGACTCAAGCGCGGCAATTGGGTCTTGATCGTCAACTCTTCGATGTTCAGACGAAAAAGATCAACCTCCTCAATCAGTGGAGCAGAGCAGGGCTTAAACAGGGTCAGATTCTTGAAGCTGTAGGCATGAGTTCGCAGCAATTCGTGAAGCAACTCGTGCGAATGGGACTCAGCCAAGTCGAGATCCTGAAGGCTACAGGCTTGAGTGCGCAGGAGCTTGAGAAAGAATTCGCTGAACTCGGTATTAGAAGTGAGAACCTTTCTAAGCAAGGCGCTCTTGTAGGCAGGGAGTGGAAATCTCTTGAGATGCAAGAGAAGGCATTGACCATGACTTCTCGTTCTTTGTCTTCTCAACTCGGTGAACAAGTTAAGAGAGCGAATCAGCTACGAGGGGAATACAAGAGCCTCATCGGATCGAATAAGGCCAATCAGCGGGCTGTTAACGAAAATCTTGCTGCGCAGCGAAAGTTGACAGCAGGTATTCAAGGTAATGAGGCTGCACTTGCTGCACGACGCCAACAGCTTGCTGGTCTTCCTGAAGAGGAGCGCAGACTTGCTCTCTCAGCAGAGTCGCTGAACGGACAGCTATTCAGTCAGAGGACGCAGCTAGCAGGGCTTCAGAAGGAATACAAAGATCTCGTCAAGATGGGCCATCGAGATACTGCAATGCTGAAGGCTAAAAAGGCGCAGTTGGCTGAGGCAACAGCCATGGAACGGATCTACGCGGAAACAGTCCGTGAAGTAACACTAGCCGAAAAGATGCAGGTATTCCAGCGCAGGCAGGTCTTTGCTCAAACCGCTGCGCACATTGGAAGAACGGCACAATTCACGGGATTGATTCTAACTGCTGTTTTCGGAGGAGCGTCTGTTGCAGCAGCAAACTTCAATCAGAACGCGACCCAGGCTGCAACTCAGATGCGAGATATTGGAGGCGATATCTCGCAAATTGCTGTTCGCGCTAAAGAACTAGAGGAGGCCATCCTCTTCGGTCGTGGCGACTTACCTGCCTTTATGACGCAGTTCCCTGCGGGTGCCGAGGATATGACCCGCTCGATGTACGATCTCTTCTCAGCTATCAACCTGTTTGATAAGCAGGGAATTGCAAAGGTAGATGAAGGATACAAACTCCTTGAAACTGCGAATAAGATCGCAGTTGCAGGAATGGTCGATCTCGATGAGGCCACAAATGCTCTGATCACGGTCGTAAACAACTTCGATCCTCAAATGGAAAATCTCGGGGAGACGATGGATACTGTCTTCGACATCATCCGCTTCGGTCGAATGCGGATGAGCGACTTTAATACAATGATGCAGAAGATCGCTCCTGCTGCTAAGGATGCGGGTCAGTCGCTCGAAGACGTTGGTGGCGCGATGGTTCTTCTTACCGAGAGAGTTCCTTCACAAGCGCGTGCATCGACCATGCTATCACGATCTCTGGAAATCCTCCAGCGACCTCCCATCCGTAGGGGTCTTGAGCGCCTTGGTATTCAAGTTCGTAAGGTCGAAGGGGGTCTGCGACCTCTTCCCGATCTCATGGCTGATGTTGCCAGAACGTTCCCGGACATTGCTCAGGAGCGAACAGGAGTTACTGAACTATTCCAGACCCTTAGCGCAATTGGCGATATTCCAGATCTCCCACCGGATCTCAAGACACTACCTGAAATTCTCGAATACGCTCGTAAGAATGGAATCCGACTCTCTCGTGGCTTGGTTCTTCGCGAAGAAGCTCGACGTGGTTGGCGTCTCATGCTTTCAAACGTCGAGGCATTGCAAACGCGCCAGCAGCAGATTATTGACAACCGAGGCGAGTTCGAAAAAGCTTTCGAAGCGATGCGCGAAGCTCCTGGTACGCAGTGGAAGATCCTCATCAATACGTTCAAGGCAATGATCTTGGTTGTTGGCCGAGAAGCCCTTCCTGTATTCATCAGTCTTGCAGAGGGAGCAGCACTACTTATCCGGCGGTTCCGCGAGATGGACGAAGGTACAAGGCGCACGATTGTTAGATGGGTCGCCTTTGGATCGCTATTCCTGCTTGTAGCTGGAACCATTCTGAACGTCTCGGCAGGCGTCTACTCGCTCTACAATAACATGCGCCTTCTTGCTGCTGGTTTGGGTTTTACCTTCGGGCCTATTATCGCAGCGGTTACTGGCCTGAAGGCTCTAGGTTTGAGAGCAGCACTGACTTCTGGAAGTCTTATGGGCCTAGTTGCAGCCGCATCACGGCTCGCCTCATTCGCTCTTATTGCAATCGCAATCAAGGTTGCCATTCAGGGAGAAGCAAAGGCGGTCGATCTACTAACGGGAATGGTCGCAGGTGGATTGCTAGGAGCGAGATTCGGTGGATTGCCAGGAGCGGTTATTGGTGCCATCACCGTTCCGATCATCTTGAAACTTTCCTTTGAGGAACGGGATCCGGTCGAACAAGCTTTTGATCGCTATCGGAAGAGTTGGCGTAAAGGTCTAAATGCACTAGAACAGTTTATGGTGCCTTCTACACGATTGGGTCAGAAGCTTGCTGATGCAATTGCTCCCGTAAAAATCGGGCCTCCTATGTCCTTTGAGGAATTCAAACGCTGGTATGAAGATCTGTCGGAATCGGCAGGCAAGATGTCCGATGCGCACGACCGCATGAAAGGCAGCATAGAAAGTGTAGGCGATGAGATTGCTAGACTAGCGCAGCAGTACATGGCCGGTGATATCTCTGTTAGTGAGTTCGCCGACGAGCTAGGTAAGTTGCAGAAAGAGACTTCAGCGGTTATGTCTGCGATTGCTAAGGCAGTTAAGGACGACGACTTTGCGAAGCTTAATAAGATCATTGACAACTTTGCTCGTAAAGCTGACGAGACTCTAACCGCCGCAAACATAGGAAAGAAGATTGCTGAAGCAGTTGATCGTGGGGATCTACAAGAAGTTGAACGCCTAATGGATAGGTATCGCGATATCGTACAGAGTGCCCTTGAAGACGCAACGCAGGCCGCTGAACGCTATGCAGAGGAAGTCGATAGAGCCACCGAAGAGGCTCATGAGAACATGAAGCGCAACATCGAACAGGCTGTGGATGGCATTGCTCGCATCTACGACCGCTTCGAGCAGATCAATAAACAAGCAATGGGTTCGATCTTTGGTGGCCCCACCATGGAAGGGATCTTCGGCAACATCTTCTCAGGCATCAACGATCTATTGCGTCAGTTCGGTGTTCAGATTCCTGTGCCCTTCGACATTCTTCAGCGCGATATGGATCAGCAACTTACCTACTTCAAGCGTTGGCGACAAGGCATCAACAAACTCCTCAAGCGTGGTATACCCCTCGAACTTGTGCAAGAGATCGAGGAGCTTGGCCCCAATGCTATTCCTATGATCGAGGGTCTGCTCGGAGCCGACAAAGAATCACTACGAGGGTATGTCCAGAGTTGGAAGCAGGGTCAGAAAATGATCCAACAGGCTGCCAAGCGAGATATGAATCGTCAGTTGCAGGACTACCTCAAACACGGCAAAGACATCGCTCTGCAGATTATCAACGGCCTGGAAGCGTCTCAAGTCAAGCTACGTGAAGGCTTCGAGCAGTATGTCGTCAAGACCTTCGGGGACGTATTCAAGGCCGAAATGAAGAAGATGATCGAAGAAGGCACTAAGGAAGCTGCTAAGGATCTTGCTAAGGCGCAAGCTGCTATTCCTCCTGTTGTTCCTAAGCCTCCTAAGATTAAGCCCAAGACGCCTGTTGAGAAACGGGCCGAAGAACAAGCTGCTGCAAGAGCAGCCGAAGCCAAGATTCCTATCAGCCAATTGTCTCTAGAGCAAGCTCAGAGACAATCTCGCATTGCAGCAAGACAACTGCGTCAACTCAAGGAAGGTGGAATCACCGCTCAAGAGCAGGAAGATTTCGAACGGGTTCGCCGTCGTCGGAGGCGGATCCTTCATCACATAGACCAGCAAATGCAGGCTGAAACGGAAAGAATCAGGGGAGCGGCAGGAGCTTCGCGAGGACTGTCGATGGTATCCCCTGGTACTACCGTCATCTATGAGGGGGACAAGACCACAATTACGGTTGCAGACATTGGAGCGGGCGCTGTCGAACGGGCTATGAATAAGCAGGCATTCCGGAAGCGCGCAAAGGGAAGACGCTTCGGTGTTTGATCTCATCCAGATCTATAAGGCTGATCTGAGTTCCAGTCTCGTCATAAACGAGCTTACGGGAACACTTAAATATCCTGTGCGTCGATTCATCTGGGGTCAGCCCACTCGCGGTGATGACCTTCCAAAGTTGCAACAGGCAGGACAACACGACCGCTATAAGAACGTCGATGCCATGCCTGTTATGATGGAAGGAGATCTACTCGGTGCGGACACCGATGCATATTGGGTCAATCGAAAAGCCCTTCTAGAGATTGTCGTTCCGGACGAGACTCAGACTCTCCGTTACCATTCTCAGATTCGAATCAAGCTGAATGGAGATTCTGAGACGTACTGGTGCAACGTAACTCTAGAGGACTACGATGCTCCTTTAGAGGCGTTCTTTCCTACAAGGACACCCTTCATCTTTCAGTGGAAAAACCCATATGGATATTGGCGGAAACTTTCTAACAATGCGGCCGTTAAGATCTAGGAGGAGGAATGGGAAGATCTGTAGCTCAGCCTGTAGTTGTCTCGATTGGAGGGAATCAGACAGTCGAAATTGTCGAACCTGTTGAAAGCCGTTCTAGTGCTCAACAAGTCACGGTTACGCTCTCGTCTCCACAGCTAGTCATTATCGTTAGTCCAGCCCAAAGGTTGCCAAGTGAGTGATTTTACATTCAACGTTGGATTAGGACGTGAAGTAGAACTCTATAACAGAGTTGATTCAAACGATCCTGCGAACTCAGCTTTCATGCTAATGGTGCTAGCTGCTGCTGGTTTGGAATCGGATGCGATCCTCAAGGACTATGATACGTTCGCAGCTATTCTAGCTGGAACCACCAACGAAGTTACAAATACCGGATACGCTAGAAAGACTCTGACCGATACCGATCTCAGCGCCTATACGGTTGACGATATCAATAACCGAATCGTTCTCAGCATTGCTACTCAAACCTTTGCAACTATCTCAGCGGGGGATTCTTGGAGTAAGCTTGTGATTGGATACGACGCCGACACGACGGGTGGTACCGATGCCGACATCATTCCTATCACCGCGCACGATCTGCGAATCTCAGGACTTCCGGTAGTTCCGAACGGTTCGGACATCCTCGTGTCTCTTCCCAATGGATTCGTTATCTGCGACTAGATGGCAGTTCGCTTCAGAGTTCAGCACCTCGACCACTCGGGATCGGTGATCTCCACGCATACCCCTGTGGGAGGTTCTTTGCGATGGGGATTTCGTGCCGGCGAACCGGGAGACATCTCCTACGACCTGGCTCAAAGCGATACACAGATAACACAGGATGGATTCGCACCCTATCGCACCGACTGGCGGCTCCAACAAAGTGTGGATGGTGGATCATGGGAGTCGATCCATGCAGGAATCCATACTCCCGTCAATCTTCAAGACGAATCCGATGCTGTAAGCGTTTCCGGGAAGGATTGGTCGCACTGGCTAGAGCAGCCTGTCTGGTTCGAGTATTATGACTTCAATTGGGATCAAGCCGGTGCCTCTTTTGCAACAAGACGAAGAGATATAGTAAAAGGCGATCATACTGTAACGGCTGGTGTTTTCGATGAGATTGCAGTATTGGCGTTTACTCCTCCGGCTACCTATTCTGATGCGATCACAGAGCTTATCAACAATACCAAACGAGGCACCGATTACGTAAATATCACACCCTCGTACCAAGGAACTTCTGGTAGCTCCACTTTGGAAGTGCAGTCCTACGTCATCTACTTCCAAGATCGAACGACAGTTCTTCAACACATCAACAACATTGCCGCTCTCGATGATCCGTACGGATTCGACTGGACGATGAACTTCAACAAGACGATGGAGTTCTTCGGCCCTCGAAAGAACGTGTCTCCCTCAACATCTATCCTCTGGACAATCGATAAGAGCGCGATGGTCGAGCAGCCCCTTGATGCCCTCAACTGGACGAACAATGGCCCTCTAGGAACGCATGTGGTAGGACTCAGCATCGGCAGTCCTGCTTTGTGGTGGAAGAAGCGCGATCAGGATTCCGTAGATAAGTTCCGAGAATGGCTTGTCATCGAAGAGGTTGGAGATCGATACATAAAAGGCGCAGACATGCGCTTTGCAGTTGATGGCCTTGACTATATCCATCCACAGAAGGACATCTCCATTACAGTTCTTCCAGAGGTTCTTAGTCCGTCCCAAGGATTCAAGAACCATATTGGCGATATAGTTAGACTCAAGTGGTTCTTCGAACCTTATCACGAAGTGAATGCCTTCTACTGGATTACGGGCCAGGAGTTCTATGGGGATGCTCCTGGAAATATGAAATGCGACCTAAGCCTTCAGCAAATCTATGATTAAGAAATATCTACCCAACGAGTATCCTGGACTCATCGATGAGCTAATGCGTCGAGATGCAGTCCTCAATGAGAAGGTCAAAAACCTTGAAAGGATTATCCAGAATCAGGGCGCGGTTGCTCCGCTCCCTCGACTCGATCCAACGACTTACCCAGAACCATATGAAGGGCAACGAGGAATCGACGTAGCCGACGAACAGCACACATGGTACTCAGACGGAACGTGGCGGAAGCCCACGGCGGGAGGCATACCGATTTGGTTTGTCACTCTCAACCAGAATCAAGATGGGTTGGGATTCGGGCCAGAAGCGATAGACTGGACGGGCGCAGCAGAGAGCGGGTCGTGGCCTGATGGATCTTGGGAAATCGATGGTAATGGCAATATTCAGATAAATGAAGGCGGATTCTATTCCATCACATTTGAGACTTCTGGCTTCGTAGCTGGCACCGATGAAGTCATCAATGCCGAAGAGCAGATCTCAAGTACGCAGCAGAATTGGTGGTCAACGAACAAATCTGGCTCGGGGAATCAAGTGAGGGCATATGCCAAGCAGTTGATTCGTGCCAATGAAGCTGGCAATTACAACATTCCTGGAGTTGCGCCATTCCAAGTGGAGACATTCCTCGCCCTTGATGATGCTGATGCTCCCGTCGTCTTCTCCACAGAACTCACATATGTTAAGGATGGATTCTCCGACGAATATCCAGCAGCATCTTTCCCCAATTTCAACTCTTATGTAATCATTGTGGGATGGGGAAACTTCTTGCCCTTCTAAACTACTGATCTTTGAGTAATGAATGAATGGACAAAGCCCACTTTGGCGAATCTTGCTAGACGTGTTGCTCGCAGGGGTCGGAATCTTTATGGCTCTCCACGAAACTCTAACCAGGGAACCGCGATGGCCGATCCTGATGGTAGCGCTCGCATTCGTAGCAGGGCCGACAGCCATTCGCTCAATCGTGGAAGCTTGGTTTGGCAAGCGATGAAACTTCTTCGGAGAGTTCTCGATTCTAACAAGTTCTGGCGCGGACTAGCAATTGCGACTGCGGCCTTTGTTGTTTTGTATCTCATCATAGATGCTCGAAACGAAGCCGATGCTAATACACGCACTATTGCGGCACAACGGCAAGCTATCCAGGCACAGGAACAAGTTCTGGTTTACCTCTGTGACACTGTTCGTGTGTTGGACATCGTATATGTGCAGTCGGCTAAACTCGATACCCTTGCTCTCAAAGATGAGAGTATCTCCCCATCTGTAAGAGAATTGATCCGTCATAGACGCGATAGTTTCTTGAAAGTCCATCAGGATCTTTCTGAAACCGGCCCCTGCCGTCAGGTGGAATAATGAAACTACTAGTCCTTCTACTCATTGCTTTGACTCCTATCTTTCTTGTATCCTCTAGCTCCGGCCAAGACATTATCGGGCCGGTCAGAATCTTTTCTGTTACCCAAGGAACCGCAAGTCTAAATCTAGGATCAGAACGTCGTAGTGCAGGAGATCGTTCTTTCCAAGGCTTGCTTCTTATTGATCGCGAGGATCACATTATTGGTTATGGATCCGTCGCTTGTACATTCTTAGGGAGGACTTTACCGGGGTCAGTCAGTCAGTGTCAAGGGCATTATATCCTTCCTCGTGGAAAGATTGTTACACTTGGCACCCGTCAGCGTAATGACTACTACATAATGTCTATCATAGGAGGTACGGGTTTCTATTCAACTATGCGAGGAGTTCTCATTGTTTCAACCATTCAAATGGGGCCACGTCGAGAACGGTTGTTTTTCTCCCCAGAATGATAGGAGGCATCAATGTCTGATACCGAAACTGAAGGCGAGAATGGAATGGAGCCTACCGCAGAAGGCGAAGATACGGACACTATGGAACCAGAGGAACCTACCACAGAAGACGCTGAAGAAGCCGAATCGGTTGTGCCACCCGACGTAGAGGAACCAAATGGCGATTAAGGTCGCGTTTTGTAGACCCCTGATTCTCGGTGCAAAGGGCAAAGATGTAATTGCGCACAAACGTGCTATCTCGCGTGCTGCTCCCGACATCTACCCCTGGATGGGCGCAAAGTTCACGCCTATTTTCGGTGGGCGCTTCGAAACCGCAGTAGTCAGGTATCAGAAGCGACGGGGCATTACTCCCGCATCTGGAAAGATTGGGAGAGGTACCCATGAAGATCTGGAAAAATCGGTAGCGAAGAACAAGCCCACTGAACCAGCCTTCGATCCCCTTGC